GGCAAGGGCAAGCCCAAGACATTTACCGCCCTCCGCAAGCTGGCGCAATCCATAGCCGCCGAGGAGCTGCAAAGCACAGACGGCGACGTTATAACGCGCATTGAAGCCTTGTTACGGGTTATGTCCACCAGCCGCAACCCGGCAGACCGTAAGACGTTTTTAGAATACGCCTTTGGAAAACCAAAGGAAGAGATAGAACACAGCGGCGGGCAGGAGCTACGGATAAAGCTGGTCAAAGTTAATGGAAACACAAATCCAGATTAACGAGGCGTATTATCCTCACCTTGACAATAACTCCCGCGTACAGATATTTTACGGCGGGTCATCGTCGGGTAAATCTGTATTCGCCGCGCAGAGGCTTGTTTTAGACTTATTGGAAGGCGGTAGGAATTATCTCGTATGCCGCGCCGTAGCCCGTACCATCCGTAAGTCAGTCGTGAATGAAATACGCAAGGTTATTGCAGACATGGGCGTTATGGACTGGTTCGATATAAATAAGTCCGATGGGTTTATTACCTGCAAAAACGGGTATCAAGCTCTGTTTGCCGGGCTGGATGACGTGGAAAAGATAAAGTCCATCACCCCGGAAAAAGGCGCGATTACTGACATCTGGATTGAGGAAGCCACGGAAACACAAAGGGATGACGTAAAGCAGTTGTTGAAGCGTCAACGCGGCGGCGATGAAAGCATACCCAAACGCTTGACGATGACATTCAATCCGATTTACCAGGGGCATTGGATTTATGAGGATTATTTTACGGGGTGGGGAACATCTCAAACCGAGATACAAACGCCTGAATTATCCATTTTGAAAACGTGGTACATCCATAATAAATTCCTGACGAAACAGGATGTTGAGGGATTGCTAAATGAAAGGGACGAATATTATCGCAATGTTTATACTTACGGGAATTGGGGCGTTTTGGGTGATGTCATTTTTACGAATTGGCGCGTGGAGGATTTGTCCGGGATGCGTGACCAATTCACAAACACGCGCAACGGGCTGGACTTTGGCTTTGCCTCCCATCCGGCAGCTATATCTCGAAGCCATTACGACAGCAAGAATAAGATTATTTTTATCTTTGGCGAACTGTACGAAACCGGGTTAACCAATGACCTCCTAGCTGATGAAGCATTACGGATATGTGGGAACGAGCGTATAATAGGGGATAGCGCAGAGCCTAAAAGCATTGCGGAGATGCAGAGGAAAAATGTCCACATCACCGGGGCAAAAAAGGGGAAGGATTCGATCACCTTCGGTATTGACTGGCTGAAACAGCATACAATCATAGTGGATAAACGATGCGTAAACCACCAAAAGGAATTACAGCAATACCAGTGGAAAAAGGACGCGAGTGGAAACGCGGTTACGCCGCCAAAGCCAGTGGATAAGAACAACCACCTTATCGACGCTTTGCGGTATGCGTATGAGGACGATATGGGAAATATAGATTACGAAAAGGTTGTAGATTTTGCGTGAGGTGAGCCAATGGCATTTGGACTTGTAACCCAAAAGCAGTACAACATTTTACAAAAAGAAATAGAAGCCCTGAAACGAGCGCGGGAAAAGTGGGAATCATGGCAGTTGTTGACAGCGGAGGGAGAACGATACACTCTCCCCGATCCATCCGTATATGGCAACCAGGCGGACTTATACAGGACTCTTTCATGGGTTCTGCTTGCGGTAGACATTACGGCAAGCGCGGGCAGTCTGACCCCGTTTAGCGTGGCGCGGGTCGTCTCAGAAAAAGAACCTAAAGACATCCCCAATCACCCCTTTGAGCAATTGTTACAATCCCCGAATGTTATGGACTCGCGCTATGAATTCCTTTATGCGACTATCGCATTTCTGAAACTGGCTGGAAATTCGTATTGGTGGTTAAACAGCAAGGATGAAAATACCCCGCCTGATGAGATGTGGATTATCCCCCCGCAGATGATAAAGCCAGTCCCCGACAAATATATGTACTTGCGCGGGTATATGTATTACCCCGGTACGGGCGCGGAAATATTCCTAGAGCCTCATGAGATTGTACATTTTAGGAGATTTAACCCCGCTTCCCGATTTGTCGGATTGTCCGCAATTGAATCAATCGCACTGGTAGCCGCCGGGGATTTGGGAATGCAGAAATACAATACTACCCTATTCTCAAACAATAATGGACGCCTTCCTTCGGTGATGACTTTCGAGAATATGGTAGCCGATCCGACATGGGAAAAGATAAAATCAGATACCCGCGAAGCGGCTAAGAATAGGGAGATGCTCATGCTTCGCGGCGTGGGGCAGGGCGGAGTTCAGTGGCTTCAAAATGCGGTTACTCAAAGGGAGATGGAATTCATTGCGGGGCGCAAATTTAATAAAGAGGAAATCATGACCACCATCGCGCCGGGGTCGTACACGATGCTTTCAGCAAATGCGACGCAGGCGAATAGCGTTGTAGGAAGGGCGTCGTTCAACGAGTTGACTGTTTACCCTATGCACGTCGCTCTTGCTGAAAAAATCACCATGTCAATTTTGCCGCGCTATGGCGGGCGGCGTATTATCGGAAGGTTTGAGGACATCCGCACTGTAGATAAAGATTTGAAACTGCGTGAACAAGAGGCATTTGAGCGCAGTCATACTCTCGAAGAAGTGCGAGAAGAAATTTACGGCGACGATCCATTGGGCGATGAACGGGATGGGTTGTTGATTTCCGAACTTGGTAAGGCAAAGATACAAGAGCCGGATATGCCCGAACAGCCTGAAACCGAAAACATCCAACCTAATAATGTCATGCCTGAACAGCCTGAAACCGAACCGGAGGACGGGGAGGCAATTAAGGCGGCTGAGGATTTACAGCGTTACAAACGCCGTGCGCTACGCTCAATTGGGAAAGCGTTTGAATTTGAGAGCGAATATATTCCGCCCTACATTATGGACGAAATCAAAAAAGCATTACCCGCCTGCAAGAGCGAGACGGCGGTAAAAATCCTGTTTGACAAGATGCGTGATAATATCAAGCCCCGCGATCCTGTCCGTGAATTGGCTGATGCAATACACAGGCTGGCTGGATGAACAAAATACAAGTCGTCCGCGCCGCTGTAAAACTGATTCCAGCAGTCCTCCCCCACTTGAGAGGGCGGGCGCGATGGATTGCTCTTACGGCGGACGCGACAAAATCAGCAGAACAGTTCGATGCCCGTCTTACCAATCTGGTAAAGGCGTTGTACAAAAACACAATCGGAGCGCAGTCGTTCATAGATTCGCTTGCCGCCTTGATTGCCCGTCAGATTACACTTGCTTTCCGCGAGGCGTGGAGCGACGAAGGGGACGGCGGGCAGTTCCCTGATTACTTGGCTGAGGCATTGGATAATTTTGTAATCGGGCAATATGATTTCGTCGACCAATTCGCCCGCGATATTGTGGACGCTGCGATTGACGAAAAGCCCATTGACGGGCTGTTGTCTCGCGTTCCACTTTGGGCAAATAGATACACAGAGGCATATAATGAGGCGGTTGCATTGATAACTAAAGCAGGCGGCGGTAATCTGGAATGGTTTTTAGGCGCGACGGAAAAGCATTGTCCTTTATGCAGTAGGTATAATGGGATTGTGGCGCGGGCTTCGGAATGGGAATCGTTAGGCATAGCCCCACAAAACGCCCCTAACCCCGCCCTGACAGGACACATTGACGGCGAGGACGGATGCGAGGGTTGGCGTTGTGATTGTCGTTTGAAGCCGACCAAGAAACGCCGAACGCCTGGCGCGTATGGAAAACTTGAGGAAATACTGGCGTCGAAATGATTGGCTTCAAAGTTCGCGGCGTGGAAGAAATACAGGCGTTTCTAAAGACTGTCCCGCACGGTTCTAAAAAGGCTATCATCGAAGCGTTTGAATATTGGTACATCGGCAGACCTGATAAGGCACTCAGGCATTACGAGCCTTATAAATACGTCAAGCCCTTCCGTTCTTACTCCCGCGACCCCGAAAAGGCGGCGCGACAAAGGGCATGGATATTCGCTCACCGTGATATAATCGGGCAAAATAACAGGACTGGAAAAACAGCGGACTCGTGGAAATCAACCCCGCTCGGAAAGGGATATAATATTCGGATTGAAAATACCTCGGAGGGTGCGAAGCACATTTGGGGCGATGATACCCAGACCCGCCACCAGAAGGCAGTAGGACATAAAAAAATGTCATCGAAGATTGCGTCTAATCTCGCTTCCGCCCTGCGTCACGCACAAGCGGCGGTACGGGAGTTTTTGAACAGGAAACGGTAACACTTTTTAGATTTTTGTGGTATTATCTTGACAACTGAATAAGCCAGAGGCTTGATAATCAAGCGGCAATTTTGCGGATACTCCGCATTTTGCCGCTTTTTAATTTGGAAAAATATGCCATATACACTACAAAAAGACGGCGATAAATATTGTGTCCATCGTGAAAACGAGGATGGGTCTGCGGGTGAGCGGGTGAAATGTCACCCCTCGGAAGCAGAGGCGAAAACGCACATGAGGGCGTTATATGCCAATGTAGAGGAAGCCGCCGCAAAATATTTCATGCTTTCCTTCGGAACTGTCAAGGCGGTTGGTGATTGGGAGTTGGACGTGTTGGCGATCCCCTTCAACTCAAAAGACAGCGATGGGCAATGGTTTGACGAAAACACAGACATCATGCACGATACATTTACCACCCCTCTTATTGTGTATCAGCACGGAATCAAGCAGGGGGCGAAAGGGATGGAGGATAAGCCGATTGTCGTGGGCAAAGCCGTTCCGGGGACTTTGACAAAACAGCACGATGGTTGGCATGTGCGCGTGATATTGGATAAGGC